GGATGGTAAAATTTAATCTTCCGCCAAGACTTTTTAATTGCAAGAGCTTTAATAATGTTTCTTTTCCCTTCAGAAGGTTTTGGTTCAATCTCACAGCCACCTTTTTTAGCATTGACAATGTAATCTTGGCCTAGGTAATGAACTTTAGTCTCTTTGTTAATGTGTTCAGGTAATTTATTAGCAATTACAGACCACAAGCCCATTTCAGGTATGATAATACCCCTATAATCTTCTATGGCATCTTTACTGATTATAAATTCACCATTTACTTCATATAGATAAACATATTCACTATCCTTTGGTAACATTTTATTATTAGAGAATAATTTTTTAGTTTCACCTGAATAATAATAAACATCTTTACAACTATTGAATTTAGTTTCAATTATTTTCCTCTTGACATTATTGCCTTTGATGTCAGTATAACTTATTTCATCATCATAGATAAATTTGCCAACTTTTTCTTTATTATCAGTGAATACACCATCACCTTCTACATCGTTATATTTATAACGTCTATTGTTGCGTAATCCATCGATAATGCTTTTCCTAAATATGTATTTTTTATCATAATATTTATCAAAAAAGTAAGTGTATTTTTCAAGGAAATCTGAAGGCAAAACATCTGCCATCCCAGCAATAAAATAAGACCATTTTGTATAATTCATTTCTGGACCCCATCTTCTGCAATCCATTGTCATAAAGAATTTCTTACCACCTTTAATTGTGATTGGTATATTTTCAACGATTTTATTGTGTATCCATTTATTTCTTTTACCAGAACTTATACTAATCATTTCATTTGGTGTTAATTCTGATAAATAAGCAAAAAATTTCTCAAATGTGCTAGTGAATAATTTACTTTTGTAATTCATGACAAATATTTCTCTTGATCCACCCCACTGGACTTTGTCAACAACATGGAAATATATTTCACCAAAATCTTCTTTAATGAGTTTTTCAATTTCATCAATCCTACTCATGTCCATATTCTTTAATTTATCTTTAGCTTTATTATCGGACATTTTATATGTAACTGTTTTATTCACTTCATCTATTTGACCTATATATTCTTCTACCAACTCAAAGAAACTTTTGTCATTTTTTTCTAAAGCTATATCATAAACTACCTGATAACCTTTTTTAGAAAAGAAGTCCTCTCCTAAAATGTCTGTTCTCATACCTGTCGGTAAAGCCAATGTTGTGACTGTTTCTTCAAATATTGATTGATATTTGTTATTTATTGTTGTCGCATTAGTTACAGATTGTAAAAGACTGGAAGCAAACAATCCTTGTGTATATGGTAATTCTCTACAATAATTATGGTTACTTTCTTCTAGTTTTGTATGTAAATCTTCTACATCCGGTTTAAATGGTATAGCTGTGGTTTCATACATATCATTAAAATTATATGCATTATATTTTTCTATGAAAGGTTTTAATGGCTTAAGGACACCTTTAGAATTTCTTATTTGTTCAGTTTTAGTTTTAACTGGTGCTTTAGACATGGCATATTTATAGTAGATGAATTCTGTAAAATCTTCAACATTTGTGTAGATGGGCATAGATGGTGAGAAGATATCATGAAATTCGTGTCCCATACTCCATTCTTTGATTTTAGCAACCCTTCTTGAGCTTTCTTTAACAAGCTTAAGTAGATCTTCAAATAAAATACCATACCTTTCTTTAACACATAACATAATGTGTGCCTGCAACCAGTCTTTACATTGTATTGCAAATTCTGGTAACATAGTCAAACTATCTGTTGCCAAACCAGTTAAACCCATTGTGATGTATCTCAAATTATGCAATAATTCTTCTGTTCTCCTTTTGTTGTGGAAAAATAGAATACACCGCATCATTGTATTATTTATAAAACTCTCAAACCCATATGTTTTTTTATCTAACCTTTCAGACCAAGTTAATAGAATTCCACCTAAAATTTTGCTTGTTGAACTAATTGCATCAGTCATTATGGTATTGTGTAGTTCCATCCAAGGTGTTTCTATATACTTTTTGCCACCAATTATTATTGATTTAAAACTGCTGGTAAGGTCACCATCTATGCATATTCTATCAACAATATTTGACACAGGATACAATAGTTTAAAAATTTTGCTACTGTCTTTGTTTTGGGCTTGTCTACCACCTCTAACTAACAACAAAACATTGTCAT